CGAGGCTATTTAGGAGACTTATGACTAAGTATCGTTACGAGGGTGAAGAAGAGCTAGTCTTCCCGACTCTTGGATTAGTTATCAGAAATGGTGACGAGTTTGAGACTGATGCGGATCTCACCATCAACAAACTTGTTGTTGCCGACACCAAGAAATCCAAGCCAATAACCGACAAGGTTGTTGTAGACTCCGAGTTGGTTGAAACCGATTCGGTCAACTCAGATTCCAAAGGAGAATAAACAATGGCTGTTCAAGCTTCCGTCCGGTCGTATCTCGGTATTGCCAAAGAGGTCACTAAGGGTACTGCTGTCGCTCCGACTGCTTTTATCCCGGTCGCTCAATCTAAGTTCAAACCTGTTGACGTTATAGATCCGCTCTTTGACCAAGCAATGCGAGGATCTCTTGCGAAGACTTACAACTACATTCCGGGTCGTACTCGTTCAACAGTAGACTTTGGTGGACCGGTGTTCCCTGATACTGTTCCATGGGCGATTGCTGGTTTGATGGGATCGGTTGCGACTACTGGTGCGACTGCTCCGTTCAGCCACACAATCTCTTTGAAGAACGCCTCAGCCATCAACGCTGAAACTTCTCCAACGTCTTTCACTATCACCGACTTTTACGCCGCCGATGTAAGAGCTTATGCTGGTTGCCAGATTTCAGACTTCACTTTGAACTTCTCGGCTGATGGTCTATTAGAGTATGACGCTAAGGCGACTGGTTGGCTAAGTACGACTGCCTCAACTCCAACACCAACGTTCTCAACAATCTTGCCTAACCCGGCTTGGATTGGTACTGTAAGCATCGCAGGTTCAACTGTCGCTTACTCTGTTGACGGATCTATCAAGCTAAGTCGCTCGGTCACTCCGGTCTATGGTCTTAGTAACACTCAGAATCCGTTTGCCATCTTCCCGGGTGCTTTAGAGGCTACTGGATCGTTCACGTTCATCATGGAGACCAACGCTGAACTAACTCGTTACCTCACCAACACTCAACCAGCGATTGTTGTGAACTTCCAGCAAGGAGCAGGTGCGACTCTAACTCAGATTCAGGCAACGTTGACCAAGGGTGCTTACACGGCGGCGGCGATTGACCGAGGATCCGAGTACGTCCAAATCAAAGTAGACCTTACTGGTATCGGTAACACAACTGACGCTGGAGCGACTCTTGGATTCTCTCCAATCAAGTTCGTTGTCCAGAACGCAGTTGCGTCTGGAACATACCAGTAACAATAAACGTGGTGGAGTTGGCTAGAGGTTTTGTTTAGCCTAGCTCTAGTCAACTTCATCACTCCAAACGAAAGGCTAAACAATGGCAACTAAAGTAATCACTCTGCCGTCTGGCAATAAAGTCACGCTCAAGGATCCTAAAGAGTTACGTCAAAAGGACCGGGTGCGAATCTATCAAAACAGTTCTGACGAGAACAAAGCTCAACTCTTGCGTGGTGTCGGTATGATTGACGCTCTTATCGCCGTCTTGGTTGAAAGTTGGGACTTTGACTTGTTACCTCCGAGCGTCAACCTAGACTCTCTTGGTGATTTGTCTATTGCTGACTACGATGTTCTTCAATCTGAGGCTGAGGCAGTTATCCCGGTCTTGTTCCCTAAACTTGCGAAAGACGTTGAGGCTGAACTTGACCCTTTAGCCCTTACCGAAAACTCCAAAGACTAAAGTGGTTACTCCAAGGCAACGAGCGTCACGATGACTTGGAGTATCCGGATCGGGAATACCGATACTTCTTGTTGGCGGATCGTTTCGGTTGGACTCCGTTAGAGGTAGATGAACAACCAGCAGAGTTGTTAGATTGGTTACTAGCGATTGCTGGAGTTGTTGAAGAAGTCAAAGCCGAACGGATGAAAGAATGAACATAAAGGTAACTGGAGTTAATCAAGTTATCCGAGCTTTGGCGATGGACGCAACTAAGGCAGAGCAAGCAGGTTTCTATGCTCTTGGACAAGTCGCTTTGGCCGTAGAGCGTGAGGCGAAACTAAACGCCGCTCAAGGTGGAACACATCCGAGAGGAACTAAGACTGGAGCGACTCCGGGTTTTGGACCTGCGAGAGTCACAGGAGCTCTACAACGTTCTATTCATACTGAGGTGCGTAAAGGTTTCGGCACTTACGAGGCAGACGTGTTTCCGACAATGGTCTACTCCCGAGCCGTTGAACTAGGTCTACCATCGTGGGGACCAGGTGTAAACTATCCTTATCTGATACCCGCTGGCAAGAAGATTTCAAAGAGAGCGAACGAGTTATTCACAAACGCTTTTAAGAGACGATGGAGGTAAATCTTGGCTGAACGCTTAGATCCTATTGTCATCTCGCTACAACTTGAAACCGAGCGTCTCACATCTCAGTTGAACGCTGTGACCGGGCAAGTTGAGAAGATGGCAGGGAACATCTCCTCTCAGTCGTCCAAAGTGGACGGACTAAGCAAGTCTTTTGGTGGTCTCGCCGGATCTCTGGGCAAGTTGCTTGGAGCTGCCGCTGTTATTACGTTTCTGAACGATTCGGCTAAGGCCGCCGTTGAGGATCAGCAATCTCAAGCTCTTTTGGCTAGGCAACTTGAGGCGACTACTGGTGCGACTAAAGAGCAGATTGGGGCAGTTGAGGATCAGATTTCTTCACTAGAGGAGATGTCTGGTGTCGCTGACAATAAGATCCGAGCCTCGTTCTCTGGACTCGTCCGGGTAACTAAAGATTCAACCGAGGCGATGAAACTTCAAGAGCTCGCCATGGACGTTTCGGCTGGTACAGGTAAGGATCTTGAGGCTGTCTCTATGGCTTTAGCCAAGGCATATTCAGGGCAGGGAACGGCTCTTCAACGTCTAGTCCCGGGGATAAAGAACTCCTCAAACGTGCTTGGGGATCTTCAGAAACAATTTAAGGGAGCCGCCGAAACGGCCGCTAACGCCAATCCTTACGCCAAGTTAGGCGTGATGATGGATCGGTTGAAAGAAACTCTAGGTAAAGCTCTGCTCCCGATCCTAGACACGTTTGGCAAGATCCTCCTAAAGTTGATGCCGTTCATCAACCTTATCGCCGGACTATTTGATAAAGTCGTGGTTGCTCTAATGCCGTTGATTGACCAACTTATTACGGCTCTCGTCCCGGTCTTTGAGGCTCTCGCTGGAGTCATCATGAAAGTCGTAGAGAAGATCCTTCCTCCTCTAACAAAGATTATTGAGAAAGTCGTCCTGCCGATTATCAACATGCTTGCCGAGTATCTGATTACTTATCTAATCCCGGCTTGGCTTTGGTTGATTGACGTATTGGAGCCAGTCGTGAACTGGATTGCCGACAATCTTGTCGGAGCGTTTGAGAACTTGATGAAAGTTCTAGGTCCTCTTTGGGAGTTCATGATTAAGCCAATCATTGAGGGACTTGCCTCGCTCCTTGGCATCAAGATTGAGCCGATGGTGAAACCTAAAGTTGACGACTCTGAGAAGAGCAAGCTTGGAGCGTTCGGCTTTGGAGACATGGATCTTTCTGGTATTGACTTGGATCTTGGAGGAGGAGCGAAGACAGGTCAATCTAAAGCAGACAAGGCGGCCGAGAAATCTGCGGCCACTCAACGTAAGTTTGTGAACGATGTCTTAGACGCAACTAAGAAATACACTCAAGGACTAAAGGTTGCTCTCAAGGAACGTAATGATGCTCTGGCTCAACTAGATAGGGAACACGTTGAGAAGATTGCCGAGATTCAAAAGGACGGAGCGAACAAGCTTGCCGACATCGTAAAGCAGTCGCAGGATCGCTTACGTTCGGCGTTCGCTCAAGTCACTAACTTTGACGCTGGCGAAATGTTTATCAACGCTGGAGCCAACATAAACAACTTTGTAACTATGTTGCGAGATAAGTTGATGTCCGGGAAGAGACTTGCCGAGGATGCCGCCAAGTTGACGGCTATGGGTTACTCTCAGACGTTCGTGGAGCAGATTGTTTCTCAGGGACCGATGATTGCTGGCGAGTTGACTAAGCAACTTCTCCAAGCGACTCCAGAGCAAGCAACCGAGATACAGTCTCTATTCAAGGATCTTGGAACGCTTCAGAACACAGGCGTAGATACGTTGGCTAAACAGATTTACGACACTTCTGGTTTAGCCACAGAGGAGTTGAAAGAGGCGTATGTTTCGGCTCAGAGCGAGTTGGCTGAGGCTCTAGCGAACGAGAACGCGGCTTATGCCAAGTCTGCTACGGATCTTCAAGTGAAGTTTGACGATGCTGTCGCCAAGCTCACTACGACTAGAAACAATGCGATAGCCAAGTCTGTTACGGCTCTCAATGACGCTCTGGGAACTTCGGCTAAGAACATGAAAGACGCTCTAACCATAGTCAACGCTGGTCTAGCCGAGACGGATAAAAACGTTGCCACCCGGGTCGCTCAAATCGGTCTAGCCACTAAGGTTGGGCAACAAGTCTTATCTTCGGCTAACGATGTGACTTACGGCTACGGCATGACTCAATACGGATCTACGCCAACTGCTCCGGTCGTAGCCTCCGGTCCGACAATCAACACCGAGGTCAACGTGACGACTAACGCTACGGCTCAAGACATCTCTCAAGCAGTCGTCAACAACATCAAGTTCAATCTTCCAATAGTGGCAGGAGCAGGATCGTAATGCCGTTAGCAGATTACTCTTTCACCTTTGGCTCTTTTACTTTTGGAGCAGGAACGCCGTTCCCGATCCTAGAGATTGACGGCTTAGAGGGAGTCCCCGAGCTTAGAGTTCAAGATGATAACCGAGGCTACAATGACGGATCGTTCTCGGGACGAGACTTCTACAATGGACGTACTGTCACGTTCGTAATCAACGTGTTTGCTGGCAACAACAATTCTGCTCAAACGAATTACAGTTTGCTCCAAGCCTCGCTCTTGCCTCAATCCACAGGAACGACTACTTTGATGTTCAAGCTCTCTCCGAGCGATACGGAGAAGACTATTCAAGCGAGAGTCCGACAAGTCCGAACTAAAGTTGACCCGGAGTTCACGTTCGGCT